TCTCCCCGTTTCGGTCGGCAGTGACTACTTCGATCTTTGAATCTTCTTGGTATTCTTTGCCGTCTAGCAAATAACGTAGTTTTTCTAATTGCGGCATACCAAATGTACCGATCATATCCGGATGTGGATTTGTTGTTTCCGCATACATGATCACTGTTCGATCATCAGCCATAGAATCGATCAGTGTTTGTTTCTCGGTACCAGTGATCTTAACAATGTTTAAGAATCCTAGTTTGTTGGTATGTGCAACGATGTCTTGTAAAATATCTTTCATGTGAATTTCCTTTTGTTAATTTTATTTAGATTTTTGAGATAAGTCAACAAATATTTTATTCAAAGGTGAATAAATTATTGAAGGTGTTGGTCTGAGTGGTCGAATCTAAATCCCACTCTAGAACTCCTATAAGATTTTCCAATTTATTATTAATAATAGTCATTTCCATCTCTGTATGGTCAAATGGCAATTCTTGGAACCACTTAGGCAACCTCAGTTCGTCTACAGGGTAAGCAATTGATGTATAACCTAATGGATTAGATTTAACTTTACATACAATTACCTTCATCCCGTCTACAATTTGCATAGAATATTTGTCACCATTCATTCTACGCAATGTATTCCAGTTGATGCTGGCACGTACATGCCCTGGCATATTGGCCTTACCGGCTTTTGCTTCTTTGGCCTGATAGTCTGTGATGTTGTTGGCACGTTTTGGACTACCTTTTTCCCAACCTGGTCTAGCTTTGAATTCTGTTCTAAACTCCGTAATCATGTCAAGAATTTCTGCTTCCTGACTTCCATTAAGAACTTTAGTGAGAACTTCTTCTAAGAATTTTTGCATAAATTCTGGAGTATCACTGCGTTTCAAATCTAAGCCCATGGCTTTAATCTTGCCCGGCTTACCTTCGATGTCGCTACGTTTGCCTTCTTTGTCGTAGTACAACACAGCATAACGTTTCTTAGTAATAAACAAACCTTTGATAGCCACAATCTCACGTCCTGCTTTGATAACTTCTCCACGTGATTTAGGGCAGTGAAATGCATCTAACATAAACTGCGGGAATGTACCATTAACCTCGGCCGCCACAGTATCATACAATTTAACCACTGTATCTTAGTCCCATGGGATCTGACCTTTGTTAATTTCATTTTTTAGGCTGTTATACGCACTAAAATATGCAGAGTCTGTGTCACCGTAAATAATGCTCTTGCCTAAATGATCATACTCTCCAGTTACAACTTCATTTATTTTTGAGGCCATATGACGGGCAATTGATCGGCCTGTAAGGGTAGTTGACTGCCCGATACGATTATCGAAGAAACGGCACCCAGCGTTGAGAATAGCACCATAAAGACTATTAAGATTAATTTTTTTGACCAGTTGTCGTTTGTCCCAGTATTCTTCTTCAATTTTATTCTCCGCTTTAATTGCATCTTTTAATTTGGCCTGCATTTCTTTACGTTCTGCATACCAACGTTTTAACAGTCCAGGAATAACACCCTCTACATCGTGTGTAAAGATTGTTCCATTTGCACTCAACATCCACGGACGGTTACTTTCGTAAATCATCTCATAAATTTGAGCACCACTCATGATGTCAGTTTCACCGTTTTCCCAGTCGATGATAATTTCATGGGCTCGATCTTGGGACATTACCAGTTCGTATTCATTACTACCAAATTTACCTTCCCAGGCCGCCGCAAAGCTAGATCCTTTGGCAATCTTTTCTTCGATCTCAGTTTTGGTGTAATCTTGACGTAATTGTCCAACGATAGTCTCCGGGCCCATGTTCAATGCTCTAATCACAGAAGGATAAAGACTGTTAATGTCCATTGACCCAATCCATTCGTGTAGTCCTTTTTTAGGATATGCAACATAAGCACCTGCGGCCTGATTGCTAATATCGTCGTCACGCTTAGGTCGACTGGGAACTATTAATCCTCGATGGTGGGCTTCATTAACGATAGCCTGTTCTGTAACCGCCACGGCGCCCATAGTGGTCTGTAACAACACAGTATTCTCATGGGCAATAGTGTTGGCTAGATCCAAGAACTTGAGCTTCTTGTCGAGCTTGTCAAGGAGCGCACAGTCTTGTCTGTTGTATTCGATAAACTTTCGGAAGTCATTGTTGTAGAGTTGGTCCAAAGTTCCTTCATAGACTGTTTTACTTTCTCCGACCTCCATTTCTCCGATTGCATCCAATCTATAGGTGTGTCTTTCTTCATAAGTGTATTTCCTGTAAAGTTCAAGACTGTCAAGGTGTACCCTGCCAATAAGATCATAAGTAACAGCGGCTTTGCCGTATTTTTCATATTCTCTTTTCTTGGGCAGTTGATCCCACAAACAGAATCTGCGGGTATCCTCTTTGCTCAATACTTTAATAACACGATTAACAGTATATGGAATATCGAAGCCTTCTGAATTCCAACCACTTAGTACATCTGCATCTTGTATAAGATCAAGGAATGCATCTAGCATTTCGTGCTCAGTTTCAAACAGAATAGTATTGGGAAATTCTTTGACCTGATCAGTAGCCTGTTCCATGGTCAATGTTTTAGGCGGAACAGCCAAGCATACCAGTGTATCTAACCACTGCAAATGAATTGCAATAGCAGTAATTGGCATGAACGCATCATCCGGACTTGCATATCCACGTTCTGGATCGAAGTCCACCTCAATATCGAAAAAGGCTACATTAAGTTTTGGGGGTTCTTTGCCTAGATAATTTTCTTCTAAGCATCTAAACACAGGGTTGATGTCACTTTCATATAATTTGTGACTGCTGTGAATTTTTTGTTCTTTGGCAAACTCTTTCCAATTCTTAGCAGTGACTTTGCTAAGATTTTGTCCAAAGATTGATTTGTATTTTCCTTTTTGATCAGGATAGTAAAACAAATACTTGGCAGGATAGTCGTAATAGGTCCTGCCCTTTTTTGAATCTCGTTCAACCACACGAACGATATCTTTTTCGCGATCCCAGATCGCATCAACATAACTCATATTTTTCTCCTTGTCTTTTCTGGCAGACAAATACCTGCTTGGTCATTTATAGCTGACCCAACTGTTCTCAAAAATATTTAGCCAACATACGCACTAGGCCAACAGAATCTATGCATACAATCAGGGCATAGTTAGCCAGCATGCCAAATGATTGCCTAGTATAAGCGCACCAAGCATAGATAGTACAACCAACGATCCAAATAGGATAAAGTACAAGTAAAGGCGGATCAGGTACAGTGACCGCCATAACAATCGAGCATCCGATAGATATTGCCCAAGCCACAACTTCCAAGAAAAAGCGACGAGGCGAAGTTTTATAGTCATCTTTTATCCAATCGACGATGCCAACAAGTATGTTATTCATTAATCTTCACGACGATTTGCGTGACCGCTGATATCCACAATAGTTTCAAGATCGTCAAATTCGCGGAACACTTGATCCCATGTATCTTTTTGTGCAATTTTAATTGCCTTGCGAATTACGCTAGGTTTAACTTCTAATTCTTCTGCAACTGCTTTGATTGTTTCGTTTAGACCTTCGGTGAGATCTTGAATCTCTTGCATAACGGTACAACCTTCTGCAATGATCTGTTTGATTTTGGCCTGCTCAGGCGCACCAAATGCTTTACCCATGTTATATCTCCTAATGTACTAGTATACACTCTAGAAATATTTAGGTCAATCTAATTTGTCCAAAAAGGTATCAGCAAATTTTTTGCAGAGGTCTTGTATTTTTTGGTTGCCAGTTTCTTCTAACGTGTATCTAGCATGATCATTGCTCTGGCTTGGATCTGTATATCCACAGTACACCTTTCTTACGGTGCTGGCGTTTATTAAATCAGTACAACTTTCGCCGTATCTTCCCGCGGCCATTTCTGTGTCATTCTCGTTGCAAGGGCTTAGAGTAGTCAAAATGATACTACCTTCAGGTATGTCACCGTATTGCTCGATGTACCTATCTATTGCAACTCTTTCTGCGTGGCGTCTAGTTCCGTCCTCGGCCGCCTCGTTAACACTGAGGACTTTGCGGTTTTTGGGGTCTAAGACACAGGCCGCAACCATCCCGTATTTTATCGGATCATCTTGTTTTCCTTTAATTACTTGATGGCAAAGTTCGAGAAGGATGTGATCCAACTTAGGACGATTATGTATTTCATAATCACTTTTCTCAAACTCTCTTAGTTTCATTTTTTCTTACTGGGATTTTTAGCACCGTAGCTGGCGGCCACGGCCATTTGTGCTTTTTTTTCTGGTGTTTTATTTTTAAACTGATGATATTTGTTTGGATCAGCTTTTTGAAAATCTTGTATCCAATCATCGACTGGTGCATTAGGATCAAGTTTTTCTGCCAAGCTGTTACTTAATGATTCGAAGTATGGATCTGTGCTTTCATTAGGCACACAGTTACGTACTTGTCCGCCATTTTTACCTTTCTTGGTACCAGCCGCATGATGTCCTGGCCAGCATTTTGTAACTCCATTTGAGTCTTTTTGACCTTTTTTGATCTCGCTAAGATTACCGTGTGTTTGGCACATGCCGCAATCTTCGCAAACCATTTCCATTGTCATCATGCTTTCATTGTGCTTCTTCTTGCCAGCACAATGTGCCTTTTGACTAAAACCTTTGGGATGACTACAATTGATTGAACTCTTATACTTTTTGCTCCACTCCTCCGCCACACCTTGCTCGTCGCCGTGGGTATCGTAGTCCAGACT